AAAACCCCTGAACTCATCTGCAATAGTGTGACCATGTAAATGTTCTTTACCTTTTACTTTCCAGTCTGTTCTTTTGGCCGATAAACCGGTATAGATGAAATTACAGGCTTGATATACATAGCCAGCATGATTCATGCCAGTATCAGCATAAGATACTACTACCTTTGATTTTGGTAGTTTTTTCAGGCACCTAGAAACAAAGTAGCTGGCTAAATTTTTTTCATTATCAATCAATACGAGCCTATTTAGTTCGATTACATTAGGTGCCCATTTATCGCCTGCTATACCTTTTAGAAGCGGGCTAGATGCAGGTGTGCCAAAACAACAAACTCCTTTAAGAGTAGCCGCTTTAAAAAGCCCAAAACAAAAACTAATAGACGGTATTCTTTTTGCATAATGAATATTTAGCAAAAAAGGATATGCTGTTTTTGATGGGATACTTTGAATTGTATAGTTTTTCATGTGATTGCTGTTTACGCTGGCAGTCGCCCGGTGAATGTGAATAATGAATATTGGTTTGATGCCCATTGTTTTAGTCACCCGGCTTGCTATCGCCGCCTTGTCCATTTACTGGTTTCGCAGTACCTAACACCAAGTGCATACGCCATTAAAACGGCGCATGCACCAGCCGTTATACCCTAGCTAGGGCGCTATTTGTAAATAATTTTGATGTGCCCCTTTGATATCTTTTCAACGTCAAAGCCATGCTCATCATAAGGTGTTTTAATATGCAGGTTAGAGTCATCGTCTATAAAAACATTTACCTCAGCTTCTTTTAGGTGCTGAAATGGCCAAATAACAATCATTCGGTTTTGATGATCTACCTGATAATTTTTACCAAGCTGAGGAAGAAACTTTTTCATTTGTAATTGATTTATGCGCCCATGCCAAAAGGAATAGGCGATGATGAATAAATATGGATGCCCGGTATTGGTTTTTTTAGCTGCTTCCGCATCCTCCAGCAGCCGACTATTTATTGGTTTCGCTAGGTATAACTACACGCTACCCGCCATACGCCACGCTCGGCCTAAACAGTACGGCGGGTAGCTCTGCACGTTAGGTACAAGCGCTCGCTATTTGGTGATTAAGAAAAACTCACCTTTTAGATTGATGTTGATGCCCTGGACATGAGGCATTTTCAACATCAACAGTAGTTTCTCAGGAGAAGGGATTTGCCCCTTTTCGTACTTGTAGACAACCTGTTTCACGGTGTCTAACATTTCGCCGATTTGAGACTGAGTATAGTTGTATTTGTTTCTGTATTCTTTAAGGCTTAAATTGGGCATGATGTAAATGTTTTAGCCCGGAATGGATTGACCAGACCGGGCTTTTTGATTTAGTTGATGTAATCCTGAAGACTTGCAATCATACTATCATACATTGCTATTGCATCATCTAAATTGCCGTTATTCTCATGAACAGCAGAAGCAATATTTTTTACTGCATCATCATATGATTCTACTCCTTCAGAATCACTCATTGCCGCAACTGTATTATTATAATGGTTGCGAGTTTGATTGTTGTCGTAATGTGCTAAGATTTCGTTGTAAACAGTCATGATGTAAATGTTTTAATGATTAACTGATGATACAAATGTAAGTGATATTATTTACTTTGTCAAGTATTTTCGTAAACTTTAACATTTACTTTATTACTCGCTTGCCTGATGAAAAGATTCTATGAATAAGATTGATGCCCGAGTAGGGTTCCTTTAGCTGGCTCCCTATTGTCCGCCAGCCGAGCATCTATTGGTATGCCTGTACCTAACTACACGCTACACACAAGGCGCTCGACCCAACGCTGATCCTGCCCTGCGTGTAGCTCTGCACGGTGTGTGCAATGCTCCGCAGGGCGCGAAGAACTATATTCAATAAGCTACTGAACATAGATAAGTATTGTGCGTAATAAAAATTATTGATTATCAGATATAAACTTATTTCGCTCATGTATGTAATCGAAATAAATCCGTGTCTTACCATTAATATCATCTATGTAATCAACATAGTAAGCCATTATCAAATTGCAGTATCCGCTTTTTAGTATTTTAGTCACCATAATTTTTACTATTTGCTTCGCCCCTGCTCTACACATCGTTGAATAAACAGGAAACAGTTATTGTAATACCCGTTGTGGGTTTCTTGTCTCTCCCTCCTATCGTCGGTCGTCGTATGACTATTTGTATGCACTGCACACACCATTTCGCCATACGCCATGCTCCTACGTCGCACTGCGCATAGCTAGGCCGGTGTATGCCAGGGCAGGCAGCTAATAAGTTATAATCAATATCCACAGTACCCAGAGTCACATTCCGAAAATTCAGATAATTCTAACTCAAACTGCATCCGGTGCCGCTTTATTTTTGAATAAGAAATATCAGCCCTCCACTGAGGTTTTTTTGACCCTGTTTCTTTTGATGCAAACCAATCCATCTTTTGAGGATGTTTATCCCACATCTTCCGAAGAAACAATGGATTGCGATGGAAGCAGCCAACACAGTTGTTGTAATCAGCAAAACGAACGGTTTGTCCTGCCCAATAATTTTCTATCTGGTCACGAAAAACAGCATAATCAATTAATGGGAAAGATGGTTTTTGCCATTCAATAGATTCCCATTTTCGATTTCCGTTTTTGTGTTGGCTAAACGTTGCTTTGTATTCAAGTAGCCCGTTTTCATTGCATTTCGATAACATAGTATTTGCCCGCCGTTGTTCATTTGCACGGTAGCCTATTTGCATTATTATAGGTTCACCTATTGTTTCTGCCCACCAATAAAATATAGGTTTTAGCTTCATTTCAGAGGTGCAGAACCGTTGCATTTTATTTGGAAGATAGCCACCTTTCTGTCGGATAACAGCATCAAAAGTATCACCTGATACCCAGTGTATTTTTTTACCGATATGTTGCTCAAGATCAAGGATAGTATAAATGATGGTATCATCCTCAGCAGTAGCAATAAATGGCTTTTGTATCTTATCCTCAACCATTTTTCTGATTCTCTTATCTGGAAACGCGGCACCTTTATCCTCAATTCTTACAAGCGAAAATACATTGTAATCAGAAGAATAATGAGTAGCAAGATAAGCAGATGTTTTTCCGCCTGAGATTGATGTTACTGTTTTCATTTTTATTGATTTTTACCGCTGCCTGCCGCCCGGTTAAAAGTAACTCATGAATATTGGTATGATGCTCGTTGTTATAGTCAGCCGCCCTCCATATTTTCCGGGCTTACTATTAAAATTATCCAGGCCTACAACACTATGCTACACACCATACTCAGCCCGAAGGCAGACCTGTACAGCGTGTAGCACTGTCCGTTACATGGCATTTGCGGCCTTGTATTCTTGAATCAAAAGAAGAAGCGCTTTAAGGTCTTCTTCGATAAGATTAAGATTAGCCTGAGAAGGATTGCGTTTCCAAGCGATTAATGTTTGCCTATGTTTACCAAGCCGATTAGCTTTTTCGGTTTGGTTTTCTAGGTATATTTTGATTATCTGATCCATAATAAAAGAATTAGCCCCGTTGATATTATCGCAGGGGCTGTGATTGTTATACTTTAGGAAGGATTTCTACGTTTTCTTCTCTAAAGTACTTAAGAGCTTGGTGTTGATTGTAAGCAGAGTAGCGGCCTATCCTTCCATTTTGAATGGTAGGAGTACCATAAACCTCTTTTTTAGAAAGGTTTACATCTTTATACTCTGCTCTGAGCCCATCATCAGAACATGAGTCCATCTTCTCTGTGTAAGACAGATATAGTTCTGACTCAAACACAAATTCAAGGCTTGACCAGCCTTTATTTGTGTTAAATCTAACGCTTCTTTTTACAAGCGATACACCAGCTTTTGTGGTGTGAGAAAAAGGATCTGATAGTTCGTAACCTTTTTCTCTAAGCTCAAGTATTATACTTACTGCGTCCATGATTCTAATTGCTTTTGTTGTTATTGATGTTACAAATATACACCAAGTATATTTACCGCGCAAGTTTTACCCTAATTAATTTATACTTAATGTATATTTATTTTAGGCCGCACACGGAATAGACAGGATTGGTAAGGGTTTGTAACTGAAGAGAAAAGGCACCAGCGCTCCTACTGTCGCTGCTCGACTAACTCTTTCAGCCTCTTTTTCTTACCCTTTAACCCCTCCCGATAGGCTTTTGCAAGCTCATGATTGCCCATGTCCTCAGCATGACATGCACAGGCGCTTTCGCGCTTGATTTCCATTCGCAAGTGCCGGATTTCGAATGCTTCGTCTTTCATAGTTCTTGTTTTAGGCGCTTCATCTCCTGAAAAATATCATAAAGCGCTTCCATGAAGATAATGTCATCTAGCCAAGGATTTTGTTTGAGATGGTGATAAGTTGCATCCCAAGACGACAGCGCGATTGCATCATCTTCATCAGTCAGGATGAACGGCTCACCTTGTACCCAGCCAAGCGGCTCATGAGCGTGGATATAGTGCTCATCAGGGCCACCGACCTCACCGTAGTAGCCGAAGTTAATCGGGTCAAGCTGACGGGATATATCCCGGTACAGCTCGCTCTCGGTGTCAAAAATAGGCGCATCCGGGTTGTTCTTCCATGCCCTTTCTAATGCCTTGTCAATAAATTCTTGAGTTATCATAAGTCATTAATGATTGAATCCCGATAATCTACCTTGTCAGCGTAAAATGTCGAGTAGTTGGTAATACTCTCCTGCAACGTCTCCGTATGCGTATTGAGTTTGCGAGATGTCCATCCCTCATCTTCAAGAATGAACCAATGCTCATGCCCGTTGCGCCAAATGACATGCGCTCTGCTGTACTCGATTTTATAGCGATAAGACAGCTCAGGACTATCTACCAAGATGTAAGGGTCTATTATCATCGCTTTTTATTTTTCCGAAACCCTATGCGCTCCACATCAGGTGGAAGCAGCTTTTTAGGGTCCGAGCAGTTAATGTATATGGTCTTTTTGCTTTCCGAATACCAAGCAACGAAAAAGCAGGTGGCGCGAGTTGCATCTGCACCCTTGACAATTTCGGTGCCTGGCTCGGTTTGTATGTCGCTGATGTGCAGCGCTACCATAGGGCTGTAATTGCAGCTACGATTAGCAGCCAGATCAGCACTTCGGTAGCTGCTGATAGGTTGCGGTTCATCTTGGCGGTTTTGCTTCTTGAATGCTGTGTATTGAGTCAAGCGGCACACAGCAGCCATCTGTGAACCGAAGGCGCAAGTGCAATACCAATATGTAGGCTTCAGCTATGCGCCACTCGCATGACTTGCAGGTTTTTACCCAATAGTACTTCCCCGTGTTGACGGTTATTTTTCTTGCCATGACTCGCAGTTATATACCGGGATGAGTTCTCCTGTCGCCCGGTCAATTAGGGTATCGCAGGCGATGCGTTCGTGCTGAATCGGCTGATAGCCTTGCAGGACTTCAGGGGAGAACATTGTGCGGTTGCAGGAGAATAGCAGGCTAAGGGCTGCTAAGATTGCAACAGCGCCGATTAGCCAGACTAGATAGCCCGATATTACGGTCCGGCTGCGGTGCTTGCGGGAGTAGTAGTCGTCTTCCCAGTTATTGTCGGGGTTCATGTGGTTCATGCTCATTATTAATTGATTTTGGTTGTTATGTAATACAATGCAATTTAATTATAATTTTACAATCTAGCAAGTTTTGCAAGGTTCTTTGCTGCAATTGCTATTTGATAGGCGTCTCTTTGGTCCTGATTGAACCTACCAACGATAGTGTGCTTATTCGATTTTGCAACAGCCCTGAACATCTTTTGAGTCCATTTCGCGCCTTTCTGTTTAGGGCTTACCTCGAAGACATACTTATCGCCGTAATGCCATCTGCAGGCATCAACCGTGTACTGGCTTGCTGCTTGATTAGCGCCAACGTTGCGGCTGATTTTAGCTACCATGCCTTTAGTGCCTTTCATGTCGAAAGTGACGTTTTGCAGGTTGCTATTTTCAATACCTATTATTGCACGCTCAGGAGCTTCACCTGGCGTTGTCAGCCATCGCAGGAAGTCCAAAAAGCTTTTGAACATCTTGCCTTGCGCCTCGCCATCCTCATCAATAATACAGATAGCGAAGCCGGATTTTCGGAATGCCGGGTCTATGCCGATTAGTGTCATTGCTCCCGTTTTAGAACGGCAAATCCTCATCAGAGTTAGCCGTCTTGGTTATTAGATTGGTTGGTTGTGCCGGGTAGGTGTCTTCGTCGTCACTGTCATTGATATCAAGCACTGGCATCCCTCTATCATCACGAAGAAACTCAAAGCCGGGGAATGGCGCAAAGCGGCTATCTCTGTGCTTGATAGTATATACCCCACGCTCGGTGTCATTCTCTATTTGCAATCCAAGATCGTACTTGTTCTGAAGTGCAGTGCCAAGATGCCCACGCATATAGCCTGCACTTTTTGTCAGGTGCAATACAGTCACAATAAGCGCTCCCGTCTCATCGCTCCATCGCATCAAATGCTCAATTGTTTCACTCGACTTTCCCTCATCATTGAAATTCTCGCATAGGTCAACAATGCCATCAATAAGTATCATTGACAAATCCTTCCTGCCTCTTAGCATCAGCGTTATAACATCAAGGCGCTGCTTTACTGTCAATCTCCTGAGCATGTAGGCTTCATAATTAGAAGGGTTATCATACAAGCCAGCCATGCGGTGAATCCGCTCCTGCGTTTTTTTGTACCAAAATTCAGGCTGCTCCGTGTCAAAGTAGATAGCGTTTTTGCCCTGTAGGTCCATGTCAAAAGTAAGCTTTTGCTTACCGGAAAGAGCAGAGGCAACAAAGCAGCTAGTAATAAGGGTCTTGCCTGATTTCTGAGCACCTACTACTCCTGCTATCATCCCTTTGCCAGCAAGCTTGTATTGCTTACCGAATATTGTAGATGTAAGCACTGCATCCTCCTCTTTGATAGGCTGGCGAATATCAAATTTTGTGTTTTTGACAAATGCAAGCAAATCCTCTGCCTGCTGCTTTTTCTGCTCCTGCTTGATCTCAGTATTATCATTAAGCAGATCATCAACGGTGAGTGTGCTTACTTGCTGATCTCCAAATCCCTGTCCTGCAAGTTCTTTTGTCGCTGCTTTGAAGTCACCGCCATGCTCGTAGTAGGTGTATATCGCGCTTGCTGTTAGGCTTTTGTCGGGAGGCAGGCAGGTAGATGTAGAATGGCACCTGAAAAGATTGTGCTGCTTATGATAGTTGCCTGATGTCTTCGTACTTGAGTCTCCCGGCCGTAGCATGTGCACCCTTGCGCTATCTTCATAGACTACTGACCATCCGTAGCTCTCAAGAAGGCTTATAATATCCTGTTTTTCATTATAGTCATCCCACGGGGTTTTGCCATTCTGTACAGGCTGCTTTTTCGCCTGGATATCTATCTCTGATGCCGGCACTTCCACCTCGTCAAACCTTCGAGCGTTCATCAACAGATTGTAACGCTGTTCTTGCGTTATCTCAGGTATGCTTTTCATTGCGCCATATTCAACGCTATAGCCAGGGGTGGGAGTGATAAGTACGTAGCCGCCTTCACCGCGTGTTTCAATAAGCACCTGTGGAAGCCTGTTAGGGTTGTCTAGTTTCTTTGTAGCTGAGGCGTTATGCTTATTCATTTCTTCAGCGGTTGCAGGGCGCATTGCAAGCTTCTGATTACCCTGCACGGCATCGCATTTGTAGAAGATATGATACCCGCCGTTCATAGTGCTGCACACCGTCAGGTAAGGGAATGCTATCGAGCCATCGCTGTATTTGTCATTCATGCGCTGATACCGGAGAAACAAATCGCCGTTCACATCGTACTTCTCGTCCACATCAATACACTCCAATCCGTTTATGCCTGTTATTGCAGCTATGCCCCATGAAGGAGACTGCCACAACCGGTGTACGTCCTCTGCTGTTTGCGCTGTCTGGTATTGCTTCCACTTGCACAGCGGCCGCTTGTCAGGCCCTACCGGTACAACATGAAAGCCTGCTTTGTAGTACTTAAGCGCTATTTCTCTTGTGATTGTCATATCGGTAGTTTTTCAAAGTTCAGTTCTGCCCGGATAGCTTCTTTATAGAGTTGATACACGTTGCTGTACTTCCTACGCATAAACTCATCGGTGTTGAGCCTGATGTGGGCTTTCTTCAATAATCGCTGCCGGGCCTGCGGTGGTATTTTGAATGCTCCTGGCTGATCTACCAGTTTAGCCATCTTCCGGTATTCTGAGTGCGTTAGGACCTTGCATTCTGATCGGTATAATTCAGGGCATTCTGATTGTACGAACTCGATGTACTTATTGTAGCTCGCCTGTAGGCTATCTGTTAGCTGCTCATCATTTAGAATGCAATCGCTGTTGGCTACCGTTGTGCTTGCCGCTTGATTAAGATAGGATTCAAACTTAGTGCCAAACAACGTTTCAGGGCGCAGGTACTTTGCAGACGGCGTGCCTTTCCATTCAGCAGTTTTCGTATCAATAACCTGCTTGAAGTGCTCAAGTGTAAAGCCTTCATTCGCGCGGGTAGATACAAGGCGTTTTGTCGCTTTGGTTGATGGGCGGTATTTACTTCCTGTTGACGCATTCAGGTAGTCAATAACATCTTTGTGAAAAGGCGCACTGTCGGGTTTCCCGACAATACTCTTATTAATACTTGTATTATTATGATCAACCTGAGTTGATACCCCCATCAACTGTGGTTGATAGGTATCAACTGATATTGATACCCTCCTTTGTGATACGCCGTTGTTTTCAACGTAATTGATATTGACATACCCTCTCTTTTCAAGAAGCTTTATCCACTTGCTTATTGCCTGCTTTGTGCATCCATAAAGCTCAGAGAAATAACCGTTTGAAGCAAAGCAATAACCGTTTTTGTTCGATAAGGCTGTTATCTCGCCATACATAAGCTTCGCGCCAGCAGGCAGTCTCTTATCATAGCGCACATTCGCAGGGATAATAGCGAAGTAACTTGGTTGATCTTGTTTCATTATTTTGAGCTTTTCTTTGTTAAGATGTTTAGATTAGCCTCCTTTGTTACTGCTCTAAGTTGTGTGTTAGCGTTATGAAAAGCGATAAAGTCTTTTTCAATCTGAGCACTTACAAAACGAGTCATTGTGTCGCCATCTGCGCTTCTATTGATTAGAGAGTGCAGCATATCAATATCGTACTGCTTCACCCACTTTTTGAACAACTCAGCAAAAGTCAAATTGTAATGGTCGATATGGGTATTGCCCTTAGTTAAAATATCTCCTGTAACCGGGCAGGTGTCAACGCCATAACGAACAGCATTCGCTACTTTCATCACTTCACTGGTTATAGCATAGCGGCAAGCTTTTTTAACCTCTGCAAGTTTTGTAGGCTTTCCAATAATGCAGACTTTATAACTAATGTCTGTTTCGCTGTTATCTTTTCGGATAAGATAGAAGCAGCTATTGCCCCACATTGTCTTTCTCCTGACAATATCCTTGATGCCAACACCCTTCTTTTTTGTCCACTCAGGGTGATTTTCAAACAAGCGATACAGCCAGCGCTTATCCTCTCTGGTCAACTGTGCTTTGTGCAGTAAGTCTTTTGCAATTTCTGTTTGCTTCTTCTTGGTCATAAGCTAAATAAAAAAAGCCCGACAGGTAGCAGACTGTCAGGCTAATTGTGCCCACGTTAGGGCGAATTAGCATTTCTTGCTGCGCTGCTACTCGCGTCAAGAAACACTGGGTATGTAAAAATGTGTTTTGCTAATTATGGGTGCAAGATACTTATTTTTCAGCTTTAATAAAAGTCTCGTTTACCGTTTTGCCTTTGTCATTGTTAAGCATTTACGAAGTCAAATAATGTTGGTACGTTCATTTTGTAGTCCATCGCATTGAGATAATAACAGCCATCATTGAAATATTCTGTATTCAGCTCAATGGCAATAGACTTTCTGTCCATTGCCATTGCCCGGTAAGGGGTTGACATAATGCCTCCAAAAGGGTCGCAAACAACCTCGCCCGGCATTGAATAACGTTCAATGAGCCTGTCAATAATGTCAAATTGGAGAGGGCAGATGTGCTTTTCTTTCTTCTTTTGCACCTGATTAGCGTTAAGTGTCCGCATACGGCTTACATTAGTCCATACCATCTCATTGTTAGAATGAGGCGGCAAAGTCATAAATGTAGAAGAAAGCTTTTCTAATTCGTCCATTTCTTCACAAATCGACAGATGCTCGTTAAAGTCGTAAACACTTTGCGTGTTATGTTTCTTCCATGCCGCTACAATATGCTTCACCTCCATTGTGCGCAGCTCATCGCCGGTCAAAAGCCTGTTGCCACTGGACCTGTGATAAGCATGGGCGTCTAACTGCCATCTGGCTTTTGTGTATTCTTCTTTCGAGTGTGTTACAGGTTTGTCAGCATAGGAGTTATCGCTGTGCGTAGGTGCCTTTCTGAACAATAAGACGTATTCAGGCAGGCCAACGCCCATCTTGCTGGAATCCTTGCATTGCTCTGTCCATCCTAACCGGTAGGTCTGATTGTTTTCAGCAACAACATCTGTCGTTACTGTAATCTTTCCAATAAGATAAAAACCGTGCTTTTCAAATGCCGTGACAGTCTGCCCTGAAAAATCGCTGATAGTTGTGAAACTCGTGCCGTTCTGGTAGCTGTAACGGATGCGGTCTTTCACATGAATAGCGGCAACTCTTCCAGGCTTTAGGCATCTTAACATTTCAGGGATAATAAAATCCATCTGCTCGAAAAACTTGTCATTTCCGTGATTATGCCCGAAATCGTTGTAATTGTCAGAATATTCGTAATGATCTCCAAACGGTATCGAGGTAATGTAAAAGTCAATGCTATCGTCTGGCATCTCATCTTTATCCTGATGGACAATTACAGTATCATTATTGTAAACTGTTGCGCTGCCTATTGTGCGCTTTGCTCCTCCTGCAAATATTTGACGTTCCATTTGTGATTTTATTAGTTCTGAATTAAGTCCGTACTCCCTTACTAGGGAGATCATTTCTTTCTGAAGCTGCTTGTGCTGTTCCCATTTGCGCATGAGGTTAGCAAATGTACGGTCTTGATATTCGGTGTACACTACATGGGCCGTTACCTCGTTTTTTTGCCCGAAGCGGTAAACCCTGTGCATCGCCTGTATAAAATCGTTGAACTTGTCATCAATACTGACAAAGATAGATTCATAAGCAGCATCTTGGAAGTTGCAGCCGGAGCCTGCAATCTTGGGCTTAGTTACAAGGTAGTCATACTGCCCTTCGCTAAATCCAATCAGCATATCTTCCTTTTCAGAGTTCTTTAAAGAGCCATGTACGCTTGCTACCTTGTAGCCTTGCTGCTTTAGCTTTCTTGCAATGTAATCCTGTTCAGAGTTGCGCAAGCACCAAAATATAGCTCTGCCAGTGCAATCATTGGCAGCAACATCTAAGGCTTTTTCACACCTCATCTCAACAGTCTCTCGAGTTTCCCGGCTTGATTCTTTTAAGCCTTTTGCTTTCTGCTTAATGAGTATCAAATTGCCGTGTTCATCATATTGCGGCTCATCGCTTGAGTAGTTTATACGATGCTCAGATACCTTCAAAGGTGGAAGGTCATATCCTGTATCTTCATATCCAAGGTCGGCAGGCGTGTTGATGAATACAGACCAAGTGGACACCCACTGCCAAAACTCTTTCGCTTTATTAGGGTAAAGCTTCAGGTTTCCAGCTTTCGTACTGTCACGCTGAAAAAAACGGGTAAGCGCGTGCCCCCGAGATATTACGCCGAGATAATCGGCATAATTCAGGATCTCGATGTAGTCGTTAGGAGTAGGCGTTGCAGTAGCTACAAAGCGGTATTTGACTTTTCTGAAATACTTCAATACCATGTTAGTGGTATTAGTTTTCAGGTTACGTAAAATAGATGCTTCGTCAAAACTAACGCCTCCGAATGTCTCAGCATCAATATCGCCTTTTCTTACTCGCTCATAATTAGTAAGGTATATCTGCGGCTCAATTTCAGAGGGAATACTGTCTGTATCGGTTATGTAAGTTATTGTATGCCCTGTACCTAGTTTTTCATTGTCTCTTTTGAATTCGCCTGAAACTCCAAGAGGGCAGCAAATTAAAAAAGGCTTTCCAGTTTCGGATATGACCTGCTTTGCAAGCTCGAGCTGCATGAAAGTTTTTCCAAGCCCAAAGCTGGCAAAGATCGCTCGCCTGCCGCCTTTTAGGCAGAAGTTAACAATATCCTTTTGGTGCTGGAATAGCATGTCTGAATACTCTATCCCACCTGTGTCAATACCAAATTCTTCGGCAATGACAACTTTCCCTTTTAAAAATTCTTGATAGTTCATTGTGATTTTTGTTAAAACGGTTTATTGTTGTCAATTTTATACATCTCCTGCACCTTCCGATAAACCTCCCTTGGCATACCGTCCGGCCAGTGCCCTTGCGGCATAGGCACGTAGGCTGATGTTCGTTTGCTGCCTACGTATATGCGGGCTACTACGATGCGCACGCCTTCGTCAGTGTGCCATTCAGGGACGTAGTGTTGGGTATTATTCTTCATTATACAAGTATTCATCATCTACAATCGCATCACGCACATGGCGAAGCGCATCAAGTAAGCCGTTTGTCTTGTCATGCTCAGGCCCAGGCTCCTGATCTGCAAACCTTACAGCCTCTTCGCCTATCATTTTATTCAGCCATGTCAGTGTATCGCCGACCTTCAGCGCTTTGTAAGCAAGTTCATACCCTCTTACCTGCCCGCGCATAAAGTTGTTCTGCCTAGCTGTAGGCGCAAAGCCTATACCGATAGAATAGTGCCAAACAAGCCCTTTGCACTGTGATGCAAGCTCATCGTAATACATTTCTTTTTCTGTCATTATCATTGTCTGTTGTTTTAAAAGCTGCCCGGCAAACAGCACCAGGCAGCGGTTAGATACTCAATTCAATACGCCTTAGAACGGCAGGTCATCCGGCACGCTGTCATCAACGCTGTCAGCAGGGTCGTTGTATCCATTTGCCTGCGCGGGAGTAGGCTGAGGATGGTTTGTTGCAAGTGGGTCAAGGTTAATTGCCTTGTAAGCCTCCACTTTCGGCGCAACAAACTTTGTGAACATCTCAGCCCATTTATCACGGCCCGCCTGACGCACCTTGTCAATTGCAGCGACATCATACTTCCATTCGCAGCGCTCGTCTTCAGCATACAGTGCAATACCTGCTGTTGTGCCGTTTGCAAGCTTCACCGGCCACACCTTCAGGGTGCACTCCCTGCCGAATGGGTCAACAGGACCAGATAGGCGGTTGATAAGGTCCAACACCGCGTTATTGAACGGCGCATACACCATAAGCGTCTCGCCTTCGTGACTGAACGTCAAGTACAGATAGTGCTTCTCAGCATTCTCGTTGTACTTGACTGACGCATCGGTAAGAATACCCTTCACGCCTTTCATGCGCTGGTCTTCCACCCATTCGTCATTTGGGTTTTTGATCTTCGATACTAAGCACCCTTGTTTTGCGTCTAAGCGCAGCCGGTAGGTGTGACGGTCGTTGTTCAACATAAAACCTTCCATTGTTATTGTTTTTGGTTGTTAATGTAATCAATAGCGTTTAATTCCTGCTCCGCAGCCTCCGCAACCTGATAGTCAAGTGCATCAGCGTTATACTCAGCAGTAAGCTCACTGTTAATCATAGTCAGCCCGCGCCGGATAGCCATGATAAGTACCTGCGAATAATCTACAGGCACTCCACTTTTTTCTTTAATATCGCGCTGCGTTTCGCGGGCCTGCTCTTTGATACTAACAGGCAGGTCGAAGCGAGTATCAACGCTGCCATGTTGCAGCTCTGCCCGCAGCCGCGTTGTTTCGCGGATAATGTTTTCAGTCATTTTTTTTGGTTTAAAAAGCCGCCGAGCAGGTACGCCCGGCAGCGGTCAACAAATCGTAATCTATGCTTTATCAAGTGCGCTTATAGATTTTGCCTTAATCTGTAAGCCGTACTTGGTTTCTTTCAATTCGCCTTTTACTTGCACTTTGTCGCCTAAGCGAATAGTGCCGTTTTGCAGGCTTCTGTTTATTAATGAAGTACACTGTCTGCCATCAGACAGGCGCAGGGTCCACAATATTGCTTCGCGCATTGCCTTCATCCGGCCAAGCCTGTATTTTTTATCTTCTGAATCAAGCACCTCAACAACATGCAGTTGCTCGTGCTGCTGCTCTTGTATATGCCATTCTACATCAGCAGCTTCATACACCCAGTGCTGAATCCAATCCATCAGAGTGTCATGCCCGTAGTGGCTGAGCAAGTCACGGTAAGTAATGCCGCGCCCGTTGTGCGGGACAAGCACATCGCAAAAGCCAATAAAGCTTTTTGCATAGCCCCATTTGACTAGCCACTTCATAAACTCTACCGTATTTGCGTACCCTTCGCCGTCTTGAGCGATAAGCGTCATAAGGGCAGTATGCGTGTCAATCTTGAAATCTTGAATTTCCATCTCTAATTGCTTTTGTTATTACAAAATTATAAAAAAGAATTATAAAAGTAAAATATAAAAACCAGTTTTTTGAAAATAAAAAAACCCGGCAGCATAACCACCGGGCATGACTAACAACAAAAACAATCACAATGAATACTATTTCCCCGCTGCAATATAGGGGTTTTTGGGGAAGTGCTTTGTAAAATTTCAAATTTGTATTTATATTGCACACATGGAAAAAATACAACTTAGCACTATTGCGATCAGCAGCGAAGCGCACCGACTTATTAAGGTGCACGCTGCTCAGACAGGTATGCTCATCCGCGACGTGGTTGAGGATGCTGTGAGGGCTTATATTAACAAGCAACAAAAAGACAATCATGAATGATAGAGCATATCGTCAGCGGGCTATTCTTATTATGGCTGGCCGTGGATGCTTTTTGGGTGCTCTACAATATGCCAGCAGCAAAAAAAGATCCCTTCTTATTCACCGCAGATCAAGAAAGCAGGCTGGAACGCCTTGACAGAGAACTAGCCCTGCTTGATTGCAAATTAGTACACCCTACTGACCCGACAGATTGGGCAGTCAAAAAACAATCATATGAAATACCTTGAAAGCATGGTCGACAGCCTTTTTGGCATCGGCAAGTGGTCTAGCAGAGTGCTCATGATAACAACGCTATACCTAGCAAACAGCGTTGTTATGAGTTCACTCAGCGAAAAGCTCCCTGAATCGGTGATGTCAGCAGCGCCGTACATTTCTGTTATTGCTGCTTTTGTCATTACCCGTATCATTGATACTGACCTGTACAAAAACCTGATTGCCTCTATTGCTTCACTACTCTCAGGCGACTTCAAAACAGGGAGCTTTGCCATCAAGCTGGCAATAGGTATGTCCTTAGCTCTAGCATTCATCCGGTTTGGGCTTTCTACTACATCAACCTTATCTTCTGCGATGTTCATGGCTGAAGAAAGCAAAGAGCAGATAGACACTAAGCCGATTGAACAGGCAGGTGTTAGCCGGATGACTGCAATCAATGAAACCAGGTCAACCTATATGCGCCAGGCTGATGCCATTACACAAAAAGCAGAACGCAGGGCTGAGCAGATTATCAATGATGCGATTAACGCCAAAGGGCAAAAATGGGCTAATTATTACACCTCCGGCAACGCCTGGTTTATGTCAACGAACAAATCATCTATCCGCAGTTACCGCGATAACGTGACAAAAGCAAAGGCAAAGGCAGAACAAATAATTGCAAAAGCTGAGGCAGAGCGCACTGCTCTTTTGCACTCCCTTGATGACCGCCTTGCATCGCTTGAAAAAGACCAATCCATTGCAGTGCTCGGCAAGGCTATTGATAAGCAGATCGAGCACGAAGAAAGCAAAGCATGGATTATTGAAAAGAGCCTATTCCTGATAGATATTGTCGCTTCCCTGATGACTATCTTTTGCGCCTTTATTTGCTCCGTTCAACTTGCCGAAAAAGATGAAGATATTACTTACTTCTTCCCTCCTGAGCCAAGCTTGTTAGATGAGCTGCACAACGGCGCCATGGCTATGTGGGAGATGGTAGTAAGCGCCTTCGGTTGGTTAACTGCTACCCTACAACTAAGGGGCAGCAGCTTGATGGCAAGCGTTGCGACTACAGCAGAGAACGCGAACGCAAAAAGAGCTGAAGCCATTGCACAATTCAGGAGCACGAAAACGCAAAGCACCGCAAAAGCGCAACCAGGGCAGCGCAAAGAATCCGCAAAGCCTATCAAACGTGCTGACAATGAAGCCGCAAATGAAGCAGAGCAACCTGAAACGCCTGTAAACACTGAGCGCAAAGAGCGCAAAAAAAATAATGAAGACCGCAAAGTTTCGGGCAATGATGCTGATGAGGCAGGCAAAACAGAGGCGCAAAAAAAGGCTCTGCTGCAATCTTTGCGGCGCAAAAAAGCGCAAAAAGACAAAGCAACAGCAGCGGCGAGAGCATACAGAAGTAACCTGAGCAAAGGCAAGGGCAATGCAGAAACCAACATGGCAGGGCTGGAGCGCAAGTTATCTGAAGCGAAAAGCCTTCAGGCTGAAATTGCGAAAGTTGAGTTTGAGATCACTAACCTATCTTAATGCTAGACCTCCGCTACATCCAGTTTTTGTATATTGCTAACCTTAATAATTATGATATGAAACCAACAGCAATTGAAGCATCTAACGGCGAATGGTACGGCGCAGTGACGCACTACAGAAAAGAGCTATACCGGACGGCAACCACATCTCTTGATAAGGTGACAGCCCTACAGCGAGCGCGAAAATGGATCCGCGAACAGGACAACGAGGCAGACCCAAAAAAACGCAAGCAGAAACGGGACAACGCTCGCAAGCGCCTGAAGAAGATTAATCAGACCATCAACCTTGAGGATGTGGTTAGCACTCCTAAAGGCGCAGGTGTCGTTAAGCGAATCAGCAGCTACGGTCTTATTGATGTGAAGTTCAGCAACGGCGTGCAGCAAAGCTTCCTGAAGGAGCAAGTGAAGCCGATCTAAGACTAACCCCTGCGGCACGGCAGGGATATTTTGAACCCAATTTTTTAACCTCGTTTGATGATTTGTTGAATATATAGCAGCGAAGGGCGTGCCACCTTCGCATTTTGAAAAAGAAACCTGATGAGCATCCAAACAGCACTCCAAATCATTAAAGATTACCAAATCTGGCGCAGAGGCGGGCAGAACCCAATGCCAAATCCTACCTATATCGGGCAGGCGTTTGATTTACTGATTGCGTATGTGGAGCAAAAAGAACGGAAATGATAATCAAATACCCATACGAGACATATTACTGCAAGATATCTAAGTCGGTAATGATGAATAACAAAGGGCTAGTAATACCCGCCAAAGCCCTTAACTACGGCTACGAGCCAGGTGACGAAACTCTATCGGAAGCAGCATTGCAACAGCGCATATTCATGCACCACTGGAATACCTACAAAGACGAACGCGGTAGGCTATATCACAACAACAACAACTCTCACAGCCGCAAGAAAGGCGCGATCATGAAAGGGCAGGGCGTTGTGGCGGGCGTTGCAGACCTGACGTACCTCTACTTAGACGATGACCTATGTGGACGTGTTGCCTACCTAGAAGTCAAGCTGCCAGGCAAAAACCAAAGTGTAGTACAAAAGAAGTGGCAAAAAACTGTTGACAGCCTCGGCTTCGACTACTTCATCATTCGCAGCATTGCAGATTTTGAGGCGGTTAGGGATATGCTGGTGTGGTAAATGTTAAAATTTGCGTTTCTGTCAAAAATAAATACTCAAATACTTGACACAACGACAAAAGTGCCGTATATTTGTATCATAAGAAAACAACAAAACAATCAGACATGACAACTGTACAAAACATAACAAACCAAGTAGCAGAGCAAATTTTATCTTCGATTGCGCAAGGCATCGAAGTAAAGCCTGAGCTTTATGAAATGATTCTTGAAACTGTGGTTGAAATTGAAGGCATCACATTTGAAAATCGTAAAGCACAGTTTTTCTTTACTGAAGCTGTAACGCGATCTTTGCCAAAAGACCTGTATTACTCTGTATTTCCGAAAGCGCATACTAATGCAAACGGCGTAACAACTTTTAGCAAGTAATAAACCGCAACCCCCTGCGATAACATCAATGGGGGATTTTTCAACAACAAAACAATCAGACAATGAACATTTTTTATCAATTAGCAAAGCAATCAGTAACAGGATTGGCAAAGGAAAACTTTAGCCTTTACCCTGAAAATTATCCGATTCAAAACGGCATGGCTACAAACGAAGCCTCTGAAAACGTATCCGATCTAGCGAAAGCATATTGGGACAACAGAACTGAGTTAGATACTCAACGTGATGAGGATGGCGGTGTAACGATCATAGATTACGTTGAGTTGTGCCAAGCTGCTTTTGCTGAGACACTTTAAATCAAAACTTAATCGCACCCAATGGGAATGACAAAAGAACAGCTCCAAACCAAAATATCAAGCCGCTTCGCATCAAACAGCGACTTCATCAGCGCATTTAACGCGCTAGGTGGCAGGCTCACCCTTGATGTAATCAGCCATCAGCTTGCAGGCCGGAGGGGATTAAGCAAGATGGGGCAAGCGGCTTACACATTCTTCTTTAAACTGTACGATCAGCAGTAAAACACTATCAACAACCAAGCGCCCTGCAAAAGTGGGGCGCTTATTTTTTTTTGTTTATGCCGAAGCAGTGGAAAGTCAAAGAACGCACCTTCCTCCAAAAGCACTACGCTAATCGTGGTGCTCGATGGTGTGCTATGCAGTTAGGCAGAACACAAACGGCAGTGGTGCAGTTCTGCCACAAAGAAGGCATAAAAGGCAGGCGCAGGACAGCCTTTCAAAACGGGAATATCCCGTGGAACAAAGGCAAATCCTACTGCCACAAAGGAGGGTTTAAGCCTAATCACAAACACACCGCGAATAAGGTAGGGCAAATCAGCACGCGCAGATCAAGAGGGCGAAGCGTGCAATATGTCAAATACACCCTTGATGATCCACCAATGGCACTGCATAGGTATCTTTACTTACAGCTTATAGGACCTATCCCTGATAAGCACATCGTCGCATTCTTAGATGGTGACACAATGAACACTGAACTAAGCAACCTCAAAGCGATGTCAAGGCAGGAGCATAGCAAGCACCTTTGGCAGCGCATGAGTAAAAGAGAACGTGAAAGATATAAAAAACGCGCACAGCGCAAGCGGCAGGAATCGCAAGTACGCAAGCAGGTCAAAAAACTGTTCCATTGAACTATTCATTCTTTTTACCTATCTTTGAATAATGCCAATTATTTCATACAACGAACCACGAAGGCGTTATCAGAGCAAGAAGCCAACAGAGCGCAAACCTACGTCAGATCAGGAGTTTTACAACTCCCCTGTCTGGCGCAAAGCTCGGCGGGCCTTTCTCGATAGCCATCCGAACAACAGCCTTTGTGCTGTGTGCCTGAAGCGTGGCAGCATTAAGCACGCTGCTATTGTCGATCATATCATAGCAGTATCACAAGGCGGCGCAAAGCTATCAGAGGAGAACTTTATGCCGATGTGCGACAAATGCCACAACAAGAAGTCAGGGCATGAAGCGCATGGGTTTGTCCCTGACTTCAGGCGCAACAGTGACGGCGAGCTAATACCAACACTTGCAGGCATTCAGCAGGTGTATGACAAGCTAATCAAATTCAAGATATGAAGATAGTCTGCCTAACAGCGGTCCACCAACGCAGGGAGATAACAGGCATCTTCTACCAGGCGTTTGCCGATCAGCGGATAAGAGCGCTAAAAGAAGGCATTGACTTGTCCCTTCAGGTTGTAGCGTCTGAGGCTGAAGATATAGCCCTTGCGAACTATTACGGGCATGCACCTGCTGAGGCTCCTAACCTGCCACTCGGCGCAAAGCATAACACAGGTCTTGAGCATGCGATGGCTCAGGACTTCGACTATCTGATGCAACTAGGAAGTGATGACTTCCTTTGTGATTCGTTCTGGATTAACAAGGACGTAAAACAGGCACTAGATCAGCGCATCCCTATATTCGCGTTTAACAACCTGTTAGTGATGCATGCTACAGAGCGCAAGATGAAGACCTCGAATTTTCTTCGCCCGTTCGGTGCAGGCCGGTTCATACATCGCAGCCTGTTAGATAGCGCAGTGCATTGTAAGCCTGTTCGATGGAAACACAGCTGCACAGGCAAAACGCATCAGCAGGGCAAAGGCTCCACGGAGCTGCTCCCTACTAAGCTCATTAAGCCTGCAATGCATGAAGTACTAAGTGATGTAACGACTGTGCAGCTATGGGAGCCTAACAAGAACGCAGGGCTAGACTATAGCAGCGAGAGCAGGCTGATATGGGTTCACGGGATGCACAAAGCCAGGTGCAGAGTGCTGCCCGGTAAGGATATGGTGATGGACGTTAAGACAGGCAGCAACATACACAGCTATGACAAGCTGCCGGGTACTGAGCTATCACAATTTCAGTACGATATGACCTGTGAGGACTTCTCTTTTGTTAGGGCTATAGAGGATGCCTATAGGGGGAGGGGTGTATGATAAGTCTAGGTTATAATCCATAACATCGACCGCACCCCCGCAGAGAAGTTCAACGGTAATTTTCCCCAAAGGGGGGTCAACGTTAAAACATCAAAAATGGCACGAACAAGGAAGCCCGCTGCTGACAGGAAAAAGAAGGGCACATATAGGGCAAGCGAAGACAAGCAGCTCCAAAAATCACAATACGAAGGCTATCCCGATCCAGGCATCAATCTAACCGATGAGCAGATGGTGCTATTCTGCCGCATCTGCGACCACTTGAAAGACAAAGACATCCTACTGGACATTGATACCTTTCACATCGTCAGCTATGCGATTGCAGTAGATAGCCGCAATAAGGCGGTGCAGATGATGAACAAGCTAGGGTTGATTCAGGAGTTCGATAACGGCACCCGTAATATCAGTCCGGAGTTCAGCATCTTCAAAAAAGCCAATGAAGAAATGCGCCAACTCAGCAAAATGATAGGCGGCGACCCTAAAAGCCGTCAGGATATGGTAGCCTTCCTCGATGAAGGTGAACCGGAGCACGACCCACTAGAAAACCTAATGCCGGGAGGGGCTTAATATGTCTGAAAACCTCAAAAAAGCGCTTTGGTACGTCGAAAACGTCAAAAATGGCAGTATTACCGCTTCTAAGTGGGTAAAACTTGCTATTGAGCGCCATTTGAGGGATTTGGAGCGGTCAAAAACCAATAAATTCGACTATTTCTTCGATGAGAGCACCGCATTGCACATTTTGAAGGTTTTTGGCGTCTTTCGGCACGGGAAGGGCAAATGGAGGGGCAATAGCTTTGATTTAATGCCCTGGCAAGCCTTCATTTTGTATTCTGTCTACGGCTGGAAGCGCAAAAGCGATAAAAAGAGGCGTTTTCGGACGGTTTACATCAAAGTAGCGCGAAAAAATGCAAAAACAGAGTTCCTAGCGGGCGTTGGCAACCTTGGCTTTTACTTTGAAGGCGAAAGCGATGCTGAGATATACTGGTTTGCGACGAAAAAAGACCAAGCGAAGATCGGATGGGACAGGCAAAAGGAGATGGTTTTGCAGCTCCGTAATGACAGCAGCCGGTTCGCCCGGTTCTGCGATACGTCAAAATACAGGATTTACACCCAAAAAGGGACAGGTTTTGTCGCTTACTTAGGGGCAGATAGCGACACAGAGGATGGTCTTAGCCCGCATTACGGCCTATGCGACGAATACCACGCACACAAAAATGACGGCATGGTAAACGTTATCGAATCCGGTATGGGCTCACGCTCTAACCCTATGATGTGGTTTATCACTACAGCAGGCTTCAACCCTCAAAGCCCGTGCGCACTGTTTGAAAAGTCCTGCAAGCAGATATTGGACGGCGTAAAAGAGAATGACAACATCTTTGCAATGATCTTCGACCTTGATGAAGATGATGACTGGGAGGATAGCAATAATTGGATAAAAGCAAATCCGGCACTGCCCTATATTGACACCTTAGAGGACTTCTTATTCGCAGAGTATGCAAAAGCAAAAACGCAGGGGCAAAGCAAGATCATCAATTTTAAGACGAAGAACCTCAATATGTGGATGACAAGCTCCGCCACATGGATTAAGGCTGAGGATTGGAAAGCTTGCGAAACAGACCTGGATTATGAATCACTAAAGGGCAAAAGATGCTATGGAGGGCTTGACCTTGCAAGCACGCGGGACATTACAGCGCTGTGCTACTACTTCCCGGTTCAGGAGGGGCTGGCTGAGCCTGTGATGATCTGGAATATGTGGTGCCCGGAAGACCAGGCAACAGAGCGAGAGCGCAATGACGCTATCCCTTACCGGCAATGGGCAGCAGATTATTGGATAACGGTAACGCCAGGCAATGTGACGGATTACGGCTACATCAAAGAGCAGATTAAGCAAGACTGTGAGGACTTTCAGGTCGAGAGCATCGCATATGACAGGTGGAACAGTTCTCAGTTAGTAATCGACCTGCTTGATGAGGGCATTAATATGCGCAAGATTGGGCAGGGCTTCGCTTCGTTGTCAGCACCTACTAAGCAGCTAGAGACAGAGATACTACAGCAGAACGTCAGGCACGATGGCAATCCTGTGATGGCTTGGATGATGTCAAACGTCGATTTAAAGCACGACCCGGCAGGAAATATAAAGCCGGACAAAGACAAAAGCAATGAAAAGATTGACGGTGTTGTCGCTATGGTGATGGCCCGCGCTGAGGCGATGGACTTAGAGACCGATGCAGGCAGTTTCTACAATAATAATGACTTACTTTTTGTGTGATGGAGGATAAGCAAATGACAGTTAGCGTACCTATCGAATTGATTGATGCAACACACCGGGTAGGCTTCTTTAAGCTCGTTCAGCGCATGGGTCAGGATGTTGAGCGATTCCGGGAAGCCTACGAGCTTGCAGAAGCAGAGCTTGAAAAATACGGCATGGCGCGAAGGTATGCGAATTATGACAGCTTTAGGAATCAGTACCGGATTTGGGTTCGCGATACGATACAAAAAAGGCTCCCTGGTATTCACCGGGAGCCTCAAAAGTAGGTATGAAACAACTAACAATTATTCCTCTGTGATGACGTCAATAAGGCTATCTCGCCACCCTGTCTGATACGCTCGCACAATCAAGGCTTTTACTTCTTCCTCGCTAAAGGTACGAAAATTGACTAATTTTTCAGCAAGTCGCTCAGCATTTGCTTTTGACTTGCTTTTGATAGTACCGTGTTTCGATTTCCCTTCTGAGCCTTTTTGATACTGCTCTTTGCCCATGTTGATGTATTTGCTTGATAAATGCCTCCGGGTTGTATTCTTTCAAGTATAAAAATCCCTGCTCTTTGTCGATTGACACCCTCAGCGCTTTTTGATTTGTGTACCTGTCAACTCTGTAAGATGCAGGCTTAAAATTGACGCTCAGGGTGTACCGGCAGGTGGTTAATTGCATTCGTTGTGTTTAGTTGCGCAGGGAGGATTTGAACCTCCGGTTCAGGATCATGAGTCCTGCGTGTTGCCAGCTACACTACCGCGCAATATTAGTTAGTCGCAATATACCGATTTTTGCGGTTTTATGCTTATGTTTGTAACGAACAAAGGGGCAAGCCCTGCACGGCTGCCCCTTAATTAATAATCCAAAATCATTACTATGTCAAGTCAAATCTACGAAGCTCCACGCGTACATGTAACTTTTGATTACAATTTATTTAAGTTACACAACTCTAACAGACCTCCTAATCACTGGCCAAAAATAGCTAAAAGCCTGAAAAAGAAGGATATGAGCCGCTACGTACCGATTATTGTAATCGTTGCAGATAACGGTTACATTATCATTGACGGGCAGGGCAGGTACTTCGCCTGTATGGAATTAGGGTTGCCGATTTACTATATCATTTCGGAATCTGTAGGTATTGAAGACATTGCAACGTTTAATACTGGGCAGGAGAATTGGAAGCCTTTAGATTACTTGAATTTCTATGCTACTCAAGGAAAGCCTGACTATATTAGAGTTAAAAAGTTTTTGTCTGATTTTACAAACATGAGGATTCAGTACTTACTTACTCTGTGGCAAGGAGGCAAAGATAGAAGTTCAACTGGCTCAGAAATATTTAAGCAAGGACTGTACCCGTTTCCAGAAGAAGCGAGAAAAAAAGCGGCATTGGTTTCTCAGATGTTAACTGCTATCGAAAACAACGTGCCTAGAGAGGAAGTTAAAAACAAATACTCTTTAGCTTCCGCATTAGGCTCCCTTTCACTGAATCCAGAATTTAAGCCCAACAGGCTGATTCAGCAGATTAAGAAATATCCTTATGTGTTTAGGGCTCAAGCAGATCAGTCACACTATAAGCAGATATTAGAGAAGGTTTACAATTACCGTAAGCGCGGTGATAATGGGAATATTAGGTTTTAACTAAACAGCAGTATACTTAACTCCCCTCTTCAAGCAGGGCAGGCAATGCTTATCCGGTTGGTTCATGTCAACGCTAATTGCCTGCTTTGCTTTCTATATCGCCGTGCATCTCAAAAAGGGCGTTAATTATCTTTGTAGGTGCCTTTAGTGTACCCTTTCTTCATAAAGGGATTGACGTAAATAAGTTTCCTTTCTGATAAACCTTCACCGCAAGCCTGCATCCTCCAATGGCCTCTAACTACAAACGGGTGGTTTTGACAGGATTCGGTGTACCAATTTTCGGTTAGCAGGTTGATTGGTATATTCAAATCAGACTTATAACGGCAATGAAAGTCTTTGAGTTTACCCTTTGGCGGGAGTTGTTTGGCTTTGAGTTCTGCGATTTTTGCAAAAGAATAATAGACAAATGATTTCATGAATTCTTGTGAAAGATATTCATTTATTTTTATAGTATCGCCTAGGTTTTTAGTTAGACTATCGTGGTATCTTTTTGATGAATAAGCTCTAGTGTAAAAACCTTTTTTAGGGTTATAATTAACATTATCATCTGTCCATATAGTAGTGCAGAACAACCCTCCAACTAAGATGTAACATTGAACTCCAGTATAACCAAAAATATGGAACCTTGAATTATCTGTTACGCTGTAAGGTTCACCGTAAACAACATTTGAATGCTCTAACAATCTATCAAAATTACTCCATGCTTCTTTTTTAAATACCTTAGATACATAATCAATACCAGTAAGGCTGTGAATTTCATGGAAAGCAGATATAGTAGATTGACGGATATCATCTGCTATTCCTGAATCAAACCTAATCTGTCCCCACCTTTCTTTTGTCAAATGCGGATAAAGCCCTTTTGAAAACCTCATACCTTTTGTTTTTCACGTTCTGTAAATGAAGGTTTACCGAGCAGCATCGCTATCGCATCATCATACCCTTGACAAACACCGTAGTAGTATTCAGAGCCGTTGATGCTGCCTTCAGGCGGGTTCTGAGCTTTTGCAAAAGCTTCTTTTCTAAGCTCGTTCAACTTTAGCAGTGTTTTTGTTTCTTGTTCTCTCATTGATTTGTTGTTTAGTGAAAAGCCTACGCAGACAGGATTCGAACCTGCACGTCAAGAACCGTTAGTCTCGTGTTCTGCCAATTGAACTACCGCGCAAGGCTTTCACCGCACCAAAATACAAAATATACACCAAAAGTTCAGGGCAGTACGCCTAAAAACATGCAATTTTCGCACGTATGGCGAAAGTATTAGGCATATCTATCCCTCGAATTTTCAGGAGTAGCCCCGAACGGCCGGGCACTAGCCTGTCGAACCCTGCAAGCTGGCTAACAGCGATTTTCGGCAAAGCGAGCAAAGCAGGGGTTGACGTATCACCGGAGAGCGCCATCACAGTCACCGCCTTTTGGCGTGCCGTGTCCATTCTTGCTGAGTCTATCGCAGGGCTTCCCTTTGAAGTCCTTGAGATTGACGATGAGGGCAATATCAACATCAACCGGCAGCACCCTATCGCCTACCTGATTGATGCAGAGCCAAGCCAGTTATACACCTCCTTCACCTTTCGGCATACCATGATGGTGCACGCTTGTATGTTCGGCAACGCCTATGCCCGCATTCACCGGGATGATGACGGCAGGCCCCGCAAGTTTACTATCCTTGATGCCCGGCACATTGATATTTTCGTTAGCGATGAGGGGCTGATGTACTACACCTTTAGGCACAAAAACAAAGTTCAAACATTCAAAGCTGAAGAGATTATCCATATCCCCGGATTCAGCATGAATGGCATTGCAGGGCTGAACACTATTGACGTACACAAAGACAATCTAGGCACAGGGCTTGCTGCGCGTGATTTTGGCGCTAACTTCTTCAAGAACGGCGCACACCTGAACGGCTATATTAAATACCCCACAAAACTAAATGAAGAGGGCTTTGACCGGGTAAAACGGGGCTGGAATGCCAACTACGGAGGCGCAGAGAACAGCGGCAAAACAGCAATACTCGACCAAGGCAGCGAATTTGTCCCGCTGAACATGGGCCCTCAAGATGCCGGGCTTATCCCTACTCAGAAGTTTAACGTAGAGGACATAGCGCGTATCACCGGCGTGCCTATGCATATGCTGCAAGCACTCGACAGGGCAACGTTCAATAACATCGAGCAACTGAGCCTTGAATTTGCAAAGTACACTATCCGTCCGTGGGTAAAGCGGTGGGAGCAGGAGTACAACCGCAAGGTGTTCAGCCAGTATGAGCGCGGGCGCTTTAAAGTTCGCCTGAACATGGACGCTTTCATGCGTGCAGATACTGAGGCACGAGCTGAATACTACAACAAGGCAATTCAGAACGGATGGATGAGCATCAATGAAGTGCGAAAAACAGAGAAGCTTAACCCTGTAGAGGGCGGCGATAAGCACTTTATTCAGCTCAATATGACAACGATTGACCAGCCGCAACAACCGGCACAAAATAGTGATGGCGATGCCGTATAGTATCCTATATAAAACCACTAATACAGTCAATGGTAATATTTATGTTGGGATACATAAATGTAAAAAATTGAACGATGGATATATAGGTAACGGTGTGTATACATCATTAGATGGGCAAACCCTTCGTAGGGATTATTCATCAAGGAAAGGCATTCCATTTGTAGCTGCCGTATTGAAGCATGGATGTGAAAATTTCAAACGAGAGATTATAGCTATACTAGAATCGTATAAGGCTGCTGCTGAATTAGAGAAATTCATTGTTAATGAGGATTTTGTACAAAGGCCAGACACTTACAATGTAAGAGTCGGTGGGATAAAAGGCTTTATAGACAATATTTCAGATAAGGAAAGACAGCGCAGATCTAATTGGATGAAGCAATTAAATAGCAGAGGGAAACACAAGGAGTGGAGAGACAATATCGGTAAAGCGCAGAAGGGTAGGATACAGAAGCCCTCAGCAATTGAAAAGATGAGGAAGTCATTAACTAAGTACGATTATACTGAAGTTGCACAACAAATCAAACATCTGTTAAATGATGGCTTTTCAGAGAGTCAAATAACAGAGATGACTGGATATTCAAAGGGCTGTATTTACAGAGCTAAGAAAAAAATAAAGCAAAATGCCGTATAGCGACTACCCTAAGGCGGCAAGTGAAGAGGCTAGGAAAGCACTAAGACACAAAGAGTCTTATGGCAGTAGCTGCGGCACAGCTGTGGGTTGGGCTAGAGCAAATCAGTTAGCTAAGCGTGAGGCAATTAGTGAGGATGTGGTAAAAAGAACTTATAGTTTTCTTTCAAGGTCAAAAGTATATGACAAAGGAGACTTTTTAGATAGCGATGGGAACGAGATTTGTGGCAGTGTTAGTTACGCTGCATGGGGCGGCGACCCAATGCTCCGGTGGACAGAAACCATCGTCAATAACCTGCAAGAATCAGAAAGGACAATGGACGAGCTAAAAATAACAAGGCATATCGTCGGCATTCAGGAGGATGACGACTACATCACTATCACCTTTGCAAAGCCCGATATCGAGGACGCTGAAGATGATATGGACGATATGGAGATGAACGCCTACAAGGGCAAGAAAAAGAAAAAGCGTGCAGAGCCTGACGAGCTATCTGTAGGCGATTACGTCAGCTGGAATAACTCCGGAGGGCGTGCTTACGGGCAGGTCACACAGATTGAACCTGATGGCACTGTTGTCGCTGATAGCGGATTTGAAGTCACCGGCACGCCTGATGACCCTGCTGCCTTAATCAGCGTCTATGAGCTTGACGAAGAAAGCGGGCTATTCGTAGAGCGCGACCCTGTACTAATCGTTGCACACCGCTTCACTACTCTTACAAAAGAGATGGCGAGCGACTTCCGCAGCGCAAAAACCATTGAAGTGGAATACCGATTCAAGCCTGCCGATAAGGTGCAGCAGACTACCGGAACTGAACGCCGGACATATAACGCAGAGCTACGCATGGATATGAAAACCGGAAAGCCTCAAATCAGGGGCTATGCTGCTGTTTTCGATTCTGACTCAGAACTGCTGATGGGCAGCTTTGTCGAGCGCATTGACCGGCAGGCATTCGCTGATGCTGATATTTCTGATGTCCGGGCGCTGTTCAACCACGACCCTAACTTCGTGCTTGGCAGGACAACGAACAATACCCTACAGCTCGAAATTGACGAGCGCGGGCTTCGCTACACTATCACCCCTCCTGACACACAGCTTGTCCGGGACTTGGTTATCGAGCCAATGAAGCGGGGCGATGTAACGCAAAGTTCGTTCGGCTTCACGCTTACTGAAGACGAATGGGACGAATCAGGAGACTACCCTGTGCGAACATTGAAGCGCATTGGTGAGGTGTTTGACATTTCGCCTGTTACCTTCCCTGCTTACACGCAGACGGAGGCGAGTGCTCGGAGCATCGAAAAGCGCACAGCGCAAACAGAAGAACAGAAAGAAAAAACGCGGGCCAGCCTGGCAGGGCGGAAGCTGCGTATTATCGAGTTGCCGGAAGGTGACGAATAACCCTATTTTTTTGAATAGCAAAAATTAAAGCTATGAAAAGTACCGAGCAATTGCTCAATGGCCAGGCGAGCGCACAGGAACTGCGCGAGGGCCGTGCATGGATCAAGGAACAGATGCGCGATATTGTCAACAGCGCAGAGAAGCAGAGCCGCGACCTCAACAAAGAAGAGGACGCCCGCTTCATGAAGTTCGATGAGGACTATCAGGCGCTTACCCGGAAGCTTGACCGCCAGCAACGCGTCGAAGAACTGCAAAAAGAGCAGATCGAGCAGCGCGCACAGCGTGGTGAAGCCGAACAGGCCACCAAGCAACTGTCCCCGGAAGACAAGGACAAGCAATACCGCAGCATCTTCAGCAAGTACCTCCGGTGGGGCGCTACTTCCCTGAATGCAAGCGAGCAGCAAATCCTGATGGAAAAGCGGGGTACTGACCCGCAAACCACTGCTGACGCACAGGGTGGTTACACCATCCCTCAGGGGTTCAGCGATGAGCTGGAAATCCGCATGAAGTATTTTGGTGAAATGCTGAATGTCGCCCGCCTGTTCAATACCGCTACAGGTAATCAGGTGGACTGGCCCACGGTTGACGACACCTCTGCAATCGGCTCTATCCTTACAGAAACCGCAGGTGCTGCGGCTGTTCAGGATATGACCTTTGCGAACAAGGTGCTCGACGCTTACACCTACACCTCCGGTATTGTGAAGGTATCTGTGCAGCTTGCTCAGGATACAGCATTCGACCTGGAGAACTTCATCATCGACAGCTTTGCTGAGCGCTTGGGGCGTATCATCAACCAGCACGCCACTACCGGCACAGGCACTGCACAGCCTAATGGCTTTGTGACTGCTGCTACGG